TGGTGGTGCTATTGCCAGGGAAGGTAAATCGGCTCATGGGGTTGGCTCCTCGGGTGCGGCAGCGGCAGGCGCAGTGGGTGCGGCTGGCTCGTCTGCTTTTTGTTTCTTGGATGCTTTGGGCGCTGGGGCCTGGTCTGGCGCAGGGGCTACGTAGGGGCCGACCTTGCCGGCGTTGTGGGCCTCGGCGTATTGCAGGGGCGTCATCTCCACGGGGGAGCCGACCTCGATGCGCTCGCCATTCATGCAAATGGCGCGCAGCACGGTGTAGGTGGCCGTGGGCGGTGTCGTAATGGGGGCGGGGCGTGCCATGTTTGTCTTCCTGTTGCAGCGCACGCAGGCCGGCGCGAGGGCTGGCCTGCGTGGGGTGCTTTAGGTGATGCTTGTGGCGCGGCTGAAGGCGGCTGCCTGGCGCACGCCGACATCGACCGACTGGATGGCGCGCACGCCGGTGATGGCCGTGGTGAATTGCGCGTAGGGGTTGAGCGCAATTTCCAGCATGCCCCACTCGGCCAGGACCACTTGGCTGAAGTCGCCAAAGATCATGGACGCGGCTGTCAGCTGCGTGGATGTGGTGGCGCGGAAGCCTTCGATGGAGCCGTCGAGCACCGAGCCGTTCCAGATGGTCTGGCTGTCTGTACTGGAGATGCGGGCGCGGCCCTTGAGCAGGCCGGCAACTGCTGGCGTGGTGATGTAGGCGCAGCCGTCTGCCAGTGCGTTGCCGGTGGCCAGGTCAGTCTGGAACTCGATGGCCTTGGCCAGGTCGAGCGACGCGCCAGTGACGGAGCCGATGCTACCGGTCTGGCTGATGCCGGTGGGCTGGCCGGATGCGCCGGAGCCCTCGAACACAGCCAGGTCGATGGCCAGGGCCAGCACCTTGGCAAAGTCGTTCATGACCAGCGCCTCGGCTGCGGGTGTGCTTTGCAGCATCAGCAGGCGGCTCAGCTCGGTGTAGGCACCCAGCGTCTTGGGGGCCAGGGCCAATTGGCCGAAGGTTGCGTTGGACTCGGTGATGGCAGTGGCTTCATTGGGCAGCCAGTAGGCCGTGCCAGAGCCGGTGAGCTTGGGCACGGTGACGTTACCCACCAAACCGGTGAGCATAGTCATGCCGAGCTGGGCGGCACGGCTGCGGGCGCGCAGGATGTCGATGAAGTTGGCGGCCTGCAGGTCGGTGGCAACCAGGTTGCCGCCGGCTGTTGCGCTGCCCACGGTCAGGTCGCGCTTTTGCACATCCAGCGGCATGTAGAAGCCGTTGTGCACTGCTTCGGGCAGGCCGGTGCGCTTCAGGATTTCGTTGTGGCACTCCAGCTCGAACTCGGCACCCTTCCAGCTCTTGTCGGTCAAAGCGCGGATGGCCTTGAAGACGCTGAATTTGCGGGTGTCCTTGGGGGACAGGTCGAGGTTGGTGACCTGTGTGGTCTGAGCCGCCGTCATGGCGTTCATGATCAGGCCGCGGACCTGGTCAACGGTCTGGCCTTTTTCGATGGCTTCTTGGGCGATGGTGACGCCACCGAAGCGGGCGAAGGTTTCACCGATGGTGGTGATTTCGCGGTGCGTGGCGCGCTCGGCGGCGACGGCGCGTTGCACGTCGGCGGATGTGAGGGCTGCGGATGCGGGTGCTGCAGCAGCAGGTGCGGCAACAGGTGCCAGAGTTTCAGTGGAAGCTGTCATGGTGGTTGACTCCGTGAGTGATTTGGTGAAAGCAATAGGTGCGGATGCAGGGGCGGCTGCAGGTGCAGCGCTGGGGGCGGTGGATGGGACGGCGATGACCGGGGATGAGTTGGCGTCTGCGCTACGACCGATTCCCACCGAGCTGTCAGCCGGGCAGGAGACGATGGAGACCTCGTAGGGCGTCCATTCGGTGATGCGGTACGTGGCGGTTTCTTCCATCTCGACGGCGCCGCCGTCTTCGTTGTCTGCGGCGCCCACCACAACGGCTGCGTGGATCTGGTAACCCACGCTCACGTTTTGGCGGATGCCGTCGACAACGTCCTGGAATACCTCGCTCGCCCGCACGCTTTTTCCAAAGCGGACCACGGCGCGACATACCCTGTCTGCGCCGATGTGGACGGATTCGATGACTCCGATGTGATCTGTGGGGTCGTGGTCGCACAGGAGCGGCCCACCCCGGGTGAGGCGGTCCAGGCGCACGGCTTTGGGGGAGCAGTCAAGAATCTCGATGCCCCAATAGCGCTCGTAAGGCGTCTCGGACGCAAAGGCCAGCTCGACAGTGCGGGCGGCCTCGTCAATGGTGTCGCGCTTGACCAGAAAGGCGCGGTGCAGGATGCTGCCAGGCTGCAGCGTGGTGGCCGCTTTGCGCGTGGCTACTGGTGCTGGTGCGGACGCTGGTGCGAGTGCTGTTTGCATGGCCCCGACTTTGGCGGGGTACAGCGTTTTAAATCAGGGGGGAAATGGCACAACTTGGGTGTGCCGGTGCGGGGTTTTACCAGCGTGTGCGACGGGTCGTGCGAATCATGCGCTGGCCCATGCGGGCGATGGCGGGGTCGGGGCCGTAGGCGTTGGGGATGCGCAGGGCGCGGGCGTAGTCGAAGCGGTCGGCGTCGAGTGTTCCGACGACTGGGGAATCTCCAGATGCGAAGGCAGTGGGCCCCGTGATGGTGATTGCCGGAAATAGCCCTGATGCCGATGCGCCGCCAGTCGCTGCTGCCGTCGCTGGGGAAAGCACCAGCGCCATGAAGGTTGCGAAGGCGTTCCCCGTGCCACCTGCCGACGCTGTGGCTGTGGGCGGGGTGATGGATACGCTGCTTGGTGTCGCGCTGGCACTCGCCTTACCAGTCGCCGTCGCTGTGGGCGGGGTCAATGTGACGCTGTCCACCAACCCGGATGCGTTGCCAGCTGCACCGCCGGATGCCGTTGCCGTGGGGCCTGCAATACTGACGGATGCAAGCGAACCGCTGGCCGCTGCACTGCCGGCACCAGTGGCTGTTGGCGGGGTGATCGTTACCGCGTCGAAGTTTCCGGAGGCGTTGCCGACACCACTGGCCGCGACCAACTCCCATGCACCCACGTCATAGGCCGATCCTTGCGGCCTGGCAGTTCCGGCAATGTCATTCGCCGCGTTCGTCGTGTCCGTCGTGCCCACGTCCAGCAGCGCGGAGCCAGCCTTGATCCTGAAATCGCGTGTCGCGTCTGTCTTGTTTTCAAAGCCAGATCCGGTCGAGGTGTCGTAGGCAACCGTTGTGCACCCGCTGGGTGGCGACGATGTGTCGGTGTAGCAGGTGGTGTACGTTTTGGAGGTCGACCCACCGGCCAGCGTGGTAGCACCGCCAAAGAACGCGCAGTTCTTGAACGTTGCAGCGCCGTAGCTTCCGTTGAAGATGTTGGATGTGCTGCTACCGGTGCGCGCAAATGTACAGTTGTAGGCCGACGAACCGTTTGACAGCGCCGCAATGACACCTGTCGATCTGCCGACCACCAGGGTATTTTTGACTGTGCAGGCACCGTACGTCTTCAACGCTTCATTCGTTGTCCCAGAATTCTCTACGATGCACTTGTCAATAACCAATCCGGTTGTTCCAGTGCCGTTGAAGCCCACTGCAGTCGTCGCGGATATTTGCATCTTGCTGATGCGGAAGTAGCTCTCATTCACCGCAACCGGCGCAGACCAGGCATAAGTGCTGCGGATGCCCGCGCCGTTGGATGCGTTGTAACGCAAGGCATTGGTCTGGACGCTGGCGTTGTCAACGAAACTAGCGCCCGTGTAGGTCGTCAGTTCCTTGTACCGGGTGGCGTCGGTCGTCGTGCCTGATACCGTGAGCAGTGCGGCGCTGCTGCTGAAGAACTCTTGGTTGAAACACTCACCGCGCCAGATCTGGTCGGACGTGACAAGGTTGGCAGGAGATGCATCCTCCCAAGCCTGCAACGTGGTGTAGTCGCCGCCTGTGCCGATTGTTTTGGTTACGGTCGTTGGCATGTTACGGCTTCTTCACTGCGGCAACGACGACCTGTGCGCGCGTCAATGTGATGATCGACTTCGTGCGCTCACCCGAGAATAGGGCAGGGTTTGGCAGCTTGCTGAAGTTAATCGTCCATTCACGGCGGCGCTTGACCAGTGGGTTGTTTGCCCGCGACAGGAAGGCGTCGGCCTGGGTCTGCAGGATA